TAAACCGATCAAAAGGTTGATCCGAGGCTTGGTCTGATTGCCGTTGCCATTTTGAGCCACCCTAAAAAAGTGGCTCTTTTTTTTATTAACACAATATGGTAGTATTGACAAACCTTTTAGGAGATCCTTATGAAAATGGATGAAGCAGCCAAAAAGATTGGCAAGGTAATGGGCGAATACAAGCGAGGCAAGCTCAAGTCTTCCTCTGGTGACAAGGTTAAATCCCGTGACCAAGCTGTCGCTATCGCAATGAGTGAGTCTCGTGCTATGCCCAAACGTGGTGGTAGAACCGAAACCAATCGGAGCAAGAAATGAAAGCTGGACTTTATGCCAATATCAATGCCAAACAAGAACGAATTAAAGCTGGCTCTAAAGAAAAGATGCGAAAGCCTAGCACTAAAGGTGCGCCTACTGCTAAAGACTTTAAGCAAGCGGCTAAGACTGCTAAAAAGAAATGATTAAGCGTGGTTCAGAAGAGTTCTCTGGCTACAATAAGCCAAAGAAAACTCCTAACCACCCAAAAAAAAGCCATGCTGTATTGGCTAAGTCTGGTGACGAAGTGAAGTTAATTCGCTTTGGTCAACAAGGTGTTTCTGGTAGTCCTGATGGATCTAAAAGAAACGAAGCATTTAAAGCCCGTCATGCTCAGAATATTGCCAAAGGCAAGATGAGTGCAGCGTTCTGGGCAAACAAGGTTAAATGGTAATTATGAAATGCCCTATCGCTACCTATGACATCAAGGCCAACCTCAAAGCCCGTGATTGGGCATTTAAGAATGTTGGCTATGGACCTGCTAATCCTGATGAAGACAACATAGACTTCTGGATGGAAAGAGCAGATGAGTGGGACACCGATGTTGATGAAGCCCAGACCATGCGTTGTGGTAACTGCGCTGCCTTTATCCAAACCCCTGAAATGCTTGACTGCATCCTGAAAGGCATTGATGAAAAGACTGATGGCTTTGCTAAAGATGTCCAAGGTGCGGCAAATCTTGGTTATTGCGAGTTGTTTGACTTTAAGTGTGCTGGCGCACGTACTTGTTCAGCTTGGCTATCTGGTGGCCCAATAACCAAAAAGATGACCAAGAGTCAGCAGAATATGTTGATGATGGCTAAGACCGAATACGACATGGAGAATGAAGATGAATGATCTAATGAACTCTGTAATTAGCGATGCTGAAAGAGAAGAGTACAAACGAAGATTTAAATTGGAAAACCCAAATGGTCTTGGTATGTCTGTCAATGTTGGCGGCTATGGCAATCTTATCTTTAAAGATAATTCCGCATTTGAGCAGTTTCAAAGAGACCCGCAAAGCATGACTTTTTCTCAAGGCCCAGGTGGGCGCAGATATGTTGAGCCTAAAGTGGCTGATTTTAATTCTAGATCTCAAAATTTTCAGCTTCCAGAGAATCAAAATTTTAATGCTCAGTTTGGCCCATCCATGCAAAGCCCTGCAAATATGAACAGCAATGCTCAGTTTGGCCCATACACACCAAGTTCTGGAAATACATTATTGCCAAACTCTTCAAATGTAAATAGAAATACTATCTCTGGCCCCTATACACCAAACTTAGGTGGGCAAAATTTTACTGAAACAAACGCATCAGATTTTAATAATAGGTCGCAAAATTTCCAACTACCTCAGAATGCAGCTTCTAATGTTGTGTCTGGCCCTTATACGCCACCTGCAGGTGGACAAACATACGAATTTGGCCCCTATACACCAAGCCCAAATGGACAAACATATGAATTTGGGCCATATATGCCAAATAATAAAAGTGGCTTATCTCAAATAGATCAAATAAAAGCTCTTTTAAAGCAAGGCCAATCTATGGGTGGTGGAATACTTCCATATCTGCGCTCCAAATAAGGAAATATATGATTAACGATAACCCAATGTTGATGGCTGAAACCTTGCAAGGCGAGATGGAGGGTGATGAGGTAATGTCTGAAGAGCAACTTCAAGGCGTAATCTCTGCTGAAATTTATGATGCCATTTCTTTCATTGATGATGACATTGGTGGAAATCGTGCATTAGCTACCGAGTATTACTACGGCTTGCCTTTTGGCAATGAAGAAGAAGGTCGCTCACAAGTAGTATCAATGGATGTGCGTGATACTGTGCAAGGCATTTTGCCAAGCCTGATGCGTATTTTCTTTGGCCCAGAGCGTGTGGTTGAGTTTGCCCCCCAAGGACCTGAAGACATTGCTTCTGCCGAACAAGCTACAGACTATGTAGACTTTATTTTTAAGCGTGATAACCCAGGCTTTAAGATTTTGCATTCAGCATTTAAGGATGCTCTGGTTCGCAAAGTAGGTATTGTGAAGTACTGGTGGGATGAGTCTGTTGAAGTCAAGGCTGAGTCGTTCTCTTTGCTTGATGAGCAGACAATGATGTTCCTAACGCAAGATCCAAATATTGAGATTTCTGCGGTTCGTGAATATCCACTTCCTGGCATGGAAGAGCAGAACGCTGCCCAAGGAATTATGACCCCGCCTCCCATGATGTACGATGTGGAGATCAAGCGCAGAATTACATCTGGCAAAGTTAAGATTGAGGCTCTGCCCCCAGAAGAGTTCCTGATTGACCGCAGAGCAAAGTCCATTGATGAGGCCACCTTTGTGGGCCACCGCACAATGAAGACTGTTTCTGATCTGGTCGCAATGGGCTATGACTACGATGAAATGGTTGAAGTTGCGGGTAATGGTAATGACTTTGACAACAACGACGAGTACATTGCTCGTAACCCGTTTGCTGTTATCAGTACGGCAAACAATGGCGATCCATCAAGCAAGAGTGTTCTGTACATTGAAGGCTACCTAAAGGTAGACTTTGATGGCGATGGCATTGCTGAGATGCGTAGGATTTGCACAGTAGGTACTGGCAATAAAGTTATGCGTAATGAGATTGTTGATGACCGACAATTCGCTGCCTTTTGCCCAGACCCAGAACCCCATACCTTTTTTGGTATGTGCCCCGCAGATGTAGTTATGGATATTCAGCGTATCAAGTCCAATGTTCAACGTGGTATTTTGGACTCTTTGGCTCAAGCGATTAACCCCCGCACAGCCATCGTAGAAGGTCAGGCCAACATGGAAGATGTGTTGAATACAGAAGTTGGTGCTGTGATTCGCATGAGAGCGCCAGGTATGGTTCAGCCGTTTACCACTCCATTTGTTGGTCAGGCCGCATTCCCAATGCTTGAATATTTGGATGACATTAAACAGACCCGCACAGGCATTTCCAAGGCCGCCTCTGGCCTAGATGCAGACGCATTGCAAAGCACTACGAAAGCCGCAGTATCTGCGACTGTGAATGCCGCACATCAGCACATTGAGATGATCGCCCGTATCTTTGCTGAAAATGGTTTGCGTAAGCTATTTACTGGTATTTTGAAACTCGTTATTGAGAATCAAGATAAAGCCAGAATGATTCGTTTGCGTAATACATTTGTTCCAATTGACCCCCGTTCATGGGATGCCAATATGGATGTGATTGTTAATGTCGGTGTTGGCGATGGAACTATGGAAGACAAAATTGCCTTATTAACTCAGGTTGCCGCCAGACAAGAACAGATAATCGGTCAGCAAGGACCAAGTAATCCTGTTGTCTCTGTACCACAGTATACAAACACATTAACTAAAATGTTGCAGTTAGCTGGTATCAAAGATTCTCAGAATTACTTTGCTCAGTTACCAGTTGATTGGAAGGCTCCAGAAGCCCCAGAACCCAAGCCTACTCCAGAGGAGATGTTGGCTAAAGTGCAAGCAGATTCTATTCAGGCTGATATTGAAAAGAAAGCGGCTCAATTGCAATTAGATCGTGAAAAAATGATTATGGATGATGATCGTGAGCGAGATCGTATTGAACAAGATGGCATTCTCCGCAGATATGAGTTAGAATTGAAATATGGTGTACAAATTCAAAGTGCGGAAATTAATGCCGCAATGAATACAGACCGAGAGTTAATCAAGCAACAAGCTGCAATGAATCAGGCGCAAGCCACTCAACAGCCCCAACCAATGATGTAAATGGACGATCTAGAAATTAACCTCGCAAGAGGAGATAGAGCTAAGTTACTTCTTGAGGATGAACTCCTTAATGAAATGCTTAAACGAATTGAAGATGACTGTTATCGTGAGATTCGGTCTTCCAAGTTAATGGAAGGTCCAGTTAGAGAGCAAGCTTACTTGCTTCTGACAACAGTTGATATTCTGAGAGCAAAACTACGCTCTGTTATGGATACAGGCAAGATGGCAGAAGTTGCCCTTGTACGTAGACGGGGAAGACCCCCGAACAAATGATTGTTAAACTAAGAGGTAAATATGTCCGATAACGCAAACGCAGTCGGTTCGATTACAGTAAACCAAGCAGCGCAAAGCTTTGCTTCCATGCTAGACAGCCAAGAGGGTGTTGACACTGGTGCAGAGGCGCAACCAGAGGAGGAGCAATCCGAATCTGAGTCTGAGGAAGTGGAATCTGCGGAGACGCAAGATGAAACAGAGGAATCTTCCGAGGAAGTAGAAGGCGAAGAAGAGGAAGCTGAAGAAGAAGCTCCAAGGGATGAGAAGTTTGTTGTCAAAGTTGATGGCAAAGAAATCGAAGTCCCAAAGGATGAACTTATCCGAGGCTACCAACGTGAAGCTGACTACACACGGAAAACGCAGAAACTAGCAGAAGAGCGCAAATTAGTCGAGTCTGAGTTTCAGCAAGTACGTGGAGAGCGTGAACAATACTCTCAGATATTAGGACAATTACAGCAGAAATTGCAGGAGTTTGAGCCTCCAGAGCCTGATTGGAATCGTTTAGAAGTTGAAGACCCAACTGAATATGCCCGTCAATGGACATCACATCAGCGTAGGCAACAACAGAGATACGCAGTACAAGCAGAGCAACAACGGCTAAACCAAATGCATCAAGCTGAAGAGCAAAAGCAGTTGCAACAAGTAATGGCTCAAGAGATTGCTAGTTTGAAGGAGAAAATTCCAGAATGGACTTCTCCAGAAAAAGCCAGAGCAGAAAGCAAAGCTTTGTTGGAGTATGGTCAAAATCTAGGCTTTTCTGAGCAGGAGTTAAGTACGATTACAGATTCACGGGCATTGATTACGCTTCACAAAGCGTGGAAGTATGACCAGATGATGAGTAAGCGTCCTGAGTTCCAAGCGAAAATCAAAAAAGCACCTAAGATGGTCACTCCTGGTTCAGCAGGTAGCGTGAGTTCTAAGTCGAGTGATTTAAATAACGCAAAAAAGCGTCTTGCACAAACTGGAAGCGTCAGAGATGCCGCATCCCTTTTCGAGAAATTTATTT